AAATAGCAAGCCTTTACTGTATAAATAAACAGCTGTTAGCCTTGCCGCGCTTCGTGCACGAGGCGGGGGCCTAGGCTGGGCTTGCAGGGATCGTCTGCGGTCTGGCGGCTGCTGGGGTGTTGGCGCACCCTGAGCAGCCGCCCTCATTTTTCGCCGATTAGTACAGCGAGGCTTTCAACGTGCCGGGAGCCGGCTCGCTGCTCTTACTCCGTCATAAACCCGCTCGCAGGTGAGCCCTGCGCTACGGGCGCGGCTAGCCGCTTCCGCCATTGCTCGGCCTTCTGATTCCAATTCTCCAAGCACGTCGGCAAACACTGCGGCGGCGTCTGCCCTTGCCTGGCGCTCGCCGGCAGTTCCGGCATTGCAGGTAGCGAGCTGAGTGGCGAGTCGACTGGCTTCGACCCGCAGCCCTGCAGCAGTAACGCCAGCGTGATCAGCAGCGCGCCGCAGATCTTCAAGTTCGTCATGACCTTTCCTTCCCTCTTCATCCGCAACCGCCTGCCGTTTCTGCTCGATCACTCGAACAACCTTTACTCCCTGAACTTGTTCCTGTGCGATGCCATCGCCCAGCCGCCAGCCGTTCACCTTCCAGCCGGCCGCGAAGCACATCGCAGCCAGCACCCCATAGATGGTGCTGCGCTCCATCAGCGCGCCGATCATGCCAACACCTCCTGCCCAGCCCGCCAAAGCGCCAAGCGCTGCGGCTGACCGTGGGTACCGCCGTTGATGCGGCGCGTGATGTCCTCAAACCGGCCGGCGTCTGCCAGCTCGTTCAGCCCGCTGCTGGCCCAGAACCACGCCGCGGACAGCGCCGCCCACTCGGGCTGCTCAAGAAGCTCGGGGTGCGATACCAGATCCGCACCGATTGCAGCACCGCATGCTCGATAGTTCGCGCGGCCGGTGAGCTGAATAAGCCCACGACCCCGGTACCGCCAGCCATCCCCGCTCTCGACAGAGCCGTTCCCCAGACGGTGGGCATAGACGTGATTGGCGATCCGCTCGGGCTGACGCTCCAAGCGGCGGGCCAGGTCATTCGGCTGGCCATCGACAGCGCGGTACCGGCCAGGCCAAGTGGCGGCAAGGCCAGCAGCGCTGTAGTTGAGATTCTCGACGAGCCGGCGCAGATGCCCGGACTCGTGCCCGACCTGGGCAAGAAAAGCGGCGCGCCGCCTCGGGTTGTCGATGTGAAAGCGCGCCATAGCGCCGTTGAGTGCGGGAACAAAAACGCCCGCGACAGAGCGGGCGTTGGGAAGAATTTGGAGCAACTGCTGCTCGGTCAGGGGCCGCATTGCTTTTCTCCGGACAACAAAAAGCCCGCATTGAGCGGGCTGTGAGATTGATAAACTATTTTTCTATAAACTTACATCTGACCACTCTAAAACTTTTGCATTGCGGACAGCGGAGCGCGAGTCGAGAGAGCTTGGTGAACAAAGCATCGCATGCTTTACATCGATAAAAGAAGGGAGGACCGGCATGCACCGAGTTCATAGCTAGCCCTTCTTTATTTCACTTTTCAATGTTAGGCCAACTTTCTCTTTCTTGGATATCTGGTAGGTAGCATCTACGGAAGCCGTTTCAATATAGCCATTTCGCAAGAGCAGAACTCGGTTGGCCAGAAAGCCGAGCGTTATGATCGCAGTGACTAATACCGAAGAAGTACCAGCTGACAGGCCAGCGCCGGTTGCTGCAGCCATAACGCCAAAGCCGGCTCCGCCTGAAGCGACACCGAAAGCTCCAGCAGCAGTAGCCGCCGCCAACGCGAGGGAGATTTTGACCATACCTGCAGATTTGATCGCCCTCACATGGTCAGCAAGCCTCCTATCGATGATGACTATGCGTTCAACGTCGTCATCCATCGCTTTTTTTAGCTCTTCCTTGGTAGCGACAGCCCGTACTGAATTTTTCATCTCGCACCATCATGATTCTATTTTGACATCAAAATATGTCATAGATTGACGAAGCGCAATGGGCTACATCGGTATCGCCCAAACTCTGACAGCGCTAACGTTGTACCTCACACCAGTGCGAACCGCGGTACGGTGCTTTCATTGATGCGCGGTATCTGCGTCCTGAGATGGTCTCCAGTGGCGCATAGGCCGATCGACCTGAATGAACGGCTCAACTGGGCTGTGCTTCTCGTAGAGAGGATCGAAGCATCCCGCTTGTAGAATGATGTCCGGCAAATCCTGGGTTAGCTGGTTGTAGGCCAGGTCGACTCCTATGTAAAAGCCAATCGATACACCAAGCGCACCGAAGGTGGCGGCCCGAACTAGGTAAACGGTGAAGTCACGCATAACGCAAATCCTTTTGCGGTCTTGAGTAACTCAGAGCCTGCCCGAATGAACCACAATCGCCTGTGCGGTACCACACAATTGGCGAGGCTTCGAAGCGGTGAGGACTGATCTCATATCTCGACAAGTTGCTTAAACGCCGGTCAATGCGATGAAGTCGGGCACAGGGTCTCGCGCGTTGCGCATTTCGATCTGGACATGGACGTGCGGCGTGCCCTCGTCATCCCAGCGCTCGATCAACAGATCGGAGAGGCGCACGCGTTCGGCGACTTCCAACGTCACAACCGACCCATCGGCCGAGCCCTGCCCGGAACCGGTGTAGTCGACCAGTGCGGCGCTGAATACCTCGCCAGGATTGATGAGCGCAGCAAAATCGAGCGCCAGCGCAATGGTCGCGGACGGCTGCGGCTCCACCTTCAAGACGAACCCGGACGGATTCGAGGCCCATGCTGGGATTGTCAATGTGATCCCGAACTGGCCAGCCTCCTGATAGGGAGAGCTGATGCCGACCTCTTTGTCCGGCCGATCCAGGGCTACCGTTGTCGAGAATGTCGACGCCTGGTACTCATTGAGCGGCGGGCACTCGGCCAATGGCATCCAATCTTCTGGCCCGGCCGTGCCGACGGACACGAACAACCGCTGGAAGGGATGAGTGGTAACCAGCCAACTCAGCCCGGCCGCGCCTGGCGTTTGGGTCGGCTGATCAGCGCTCACCGTTACGGCAGATCCACCCGAAGAGAGCGCTGCAAGCGTTGCCGCGGTCAGCCCGCAGTAGATGACGCTACCGGTCGGCCAGTCTTGATCAGCGGTACCCTCGCGAGCGCGAGTGAGCGTAGCCAAGCCGGAAGCAACGACCGCGTCGACGATCTCCCATCGCGTGGCGCCAGATGTGGCATCCGCCAGCGTCAGTAGGTACTCGCCGTCAGGCAGGTCGAGCGGGCACGACGTGGCGCCCTGCTCCAGATCAATTGCCCGGAGCCAGTTGTTGACGTAGTTCATCGATTACACCCAGGTGAAGTAGCCGCCGCCGAGACGCGCGCGCTTGATCTGTCCAGTGACGGGGTTATAGGCGCCGACCGAAAAGCCAGTGTGGTAATCCCACAGCGCCTGGCTGAAATTGCTTGCAAACCGGTTGTGGCCTGGAATCAGGTTCCCGGTCGCCGTGTCGCCAACGTCCACCCCCGATGGGGTGATGGCAGGGCCAGCGACGTACTCGAACTGGTTGTTGCCCATACAGCGAGCCATGGCCGAAATGACCTTGTTGCTCGACTGCAGTCCGGCGTACCAGGTCAGGTCGTAGTTCGCGTTGCCGTAGGACGACGCCATGGCCAGTCGTGGCGCCCCGTCATGTCGAGGGCCGACCGCGCCTGTGATGATTTCGCCATGAATGGATGGCACGCGGATCACCGGAGCATTGGTCTCGACGCTCGAATAGTTGGTTGACGAAAACCGCAGCGAATACGTCGTGACGTTCGGGTTCTGGTCTTCCGTGTAGCCCGCGGTGAACCATGGCTGAAAGCTGCCGTTGCCGATCTTGACCATCGCGGTGTACTGGTAGTCACGCACATACGGGCTCCACCACTGCTCCATGTCGGCGCGCGATACGGGCTCTTGCGCAGTAAGCGTGAGGCTGGTGGAAATTCGGATCGTGACAAGCTGCGGCGCTCCGTCCGGCCCGTACCATCCGCCAATCACTCGGTCCTTGGTGGCCGTGGCGGTCGAGGTGCCGTGGCCATAGCCGATCGCATACTTGAACGGCCCGTCTCCCGTCCCGGTGAGCAGCGGCTTATAGGGTGGATCTGGCGGTTCGCCCTCCCCTGAGTACTTTGCCCAGCTCCCAGCCGAGCCGACCAGCCAGAGCGTTGCTTGGGTTAACGGGCCGCCGTCCTGTGCGCTGATGTTCGTGCCGGTCATGCAGGCCGTATAGCCGGCAAGCACATTCACCGTCATGGATGTGAAGTCAGCCGAAAAAACCGCCTCAATGATGGCGCCGATTCCTTCGTCGGCATCCTGATCCACGCGAATCTGATAGGGATAGGCGGTGTAGCTCCGGGTGAATCTCATGCCGAACATCCATCGGCGCCCGTCTGGCGTTGTGTCCAGCAGGAACGCCTCTCCATATTGGTTGGGCAGCTGTTGAAGCGCCGCAACCGGTGCCCGCACATCCAGGAAGCGCGGCCCGGCCTTGAGGCTTATAACCGCTCGAACCTCAGCCCCAAGAACTGGCCCGAGATTCACAGCGGACATTGAGATACTCGCCAGTTCGTTGCCTACCCGAACACGACGATTGAGTAGATTCAGCCCCCAAGCATTGAAAATTGAGGCATTCCCGTTTCCGCTCGCGATGTACTTGTTCCACAGCCTGGCCTCCGGGTCGGCAGGCTGCAGCGCAGGCTCCGGAAGGCCAAGGTCTACCAGGTAGGTGTTGCTCGGAGTGGGACCGGCAAACATGCTCGAGTAGATCTTGCGGCCGCTGGCAAGCTCAATGTAGCGGGCACCTGAGACGGGTGTGACGTAGAGGCCGTGCCACGGCATGCCAAAGGTAACCAGCTCCTCACCCGCAACGAAGTCAGGAATTGACATTCTGGAACTCCAGAACGACCGGCTCGCCGTTTGCGTCGGTCATCGTGACCTTCTTGGCTGCGCGAACCTCGAAGAAGATTGCGCCGTCGGTAGAAGCCCTGAGGATCGACGGGTGGAATTCGCGTGTCCCTGCCGTTTCGATCAACGGACTGGCGATGCCGCCGCCGGTAGCGCCACCAGTCGCAGGGCCGGATGACGTGCCGCGCCCCTTCTGTGCAGGCAACGCACCTACCGGATCGATGCGAGGAAGTGGCTTGGCCTGCCGCGGCGGCTGAACCAGGGACTGGATGTCGTCGGCCACGCTCTTACCCGTCCGGCGCGCGGTCATGGCAGCCCCGCTAGCCCTCCGGCTTGCCTCCATAGCGGCACCACTTCCGCGGCGGCTCGCTTCCATGGCCGCACCAGAGGCGCGGCGCCGTTCCTCATTGGTCATGGTCATAGCTCCAGCAAATCGTTGGGGATGCCGACGCGATAGAACGCTTCTGCCGAGGCGGTACGCTCGTCGCGATACTCGGCACCGATTTCGCGGGCATTGATGTCAAATCGGCGCGGGTAGAACTCGGCTGGCATGTTGTCGTTCGTGTCGTAGTTGCCCGAGAAGCCTGGCCGATCATCGTCATAGGGACCGATGGGGAAGCCCGTGTACGGGTCAACCTGGCGGCCACCGAGCTGGGTGCCCAGCAGCAATTGAGCCGACGACGTGAACGGCGGAAGGCTGGTATCTGGCTGCGCAGGGACAGCCAGCGCATCACTGACACCGCCGCCGCGCATGATCGCAATGCTCAGCGAGGTGATCGCTTCACCGCTGCCAAGATCGAGCTGGTGGACGATGCGCCGGCATTTGCCGACCGCGTGAACGCCCTGGTCGGCGATCTCCAGCGTGTGCCACAGGTCGATGCCCATCGCCATGCTGGTCGGGACATCCCAGCTGAGCGTCGTCTCCCGGTGAGCGCCGACGATCATCGCCTCGCCAATACGCAGCGCGGTTGCAATTGCATTGCTGCGCCGGCCTTCGTCGGAGAGGTCCTGACTGCCAGTTCCGCCACCGCGGATCGGATCGCTGCCCCAGCTCTCTGCCTGATCGCGCTCGATCGACACGGTGTAGCCAGCGCGCTGAACGATGCGAGTCAGCTCTGACTCGCCGGCAGCAGTGGACAGAACCAGCTTGTAGCTCTCGGTTACGCTCTGCACCCAGCGCCTGGCGCCGGTGAACGAAGCCGACAGCCAGAGGTTGTCGAAGGTGTTGACCCAGCCCTGGCCGTCGCCGCACGGGTTGGCCATGGACAGCGGCAGCTTGTAGCCGCCCACGCCGCCGAGCAGCTGCTGGCCGCTTCCGGACACGGCGCTGGCGATCATGTCGGTGTCAGGGAGCTCGGTCGCCCACACGCGCCAGTTACAGAACCCGCTCTGGCCGCCGCCCGCGTTGACGTGAGTCCAGCTATAGCCCTCGTTCAGCTGCCAGAGGCGCGGATAGCGGTAGCTGAATTCGATCTCGACGCGATTGGTCGTCGCCTCAAGGTCGGATTGCTGCAGGTCGATCTGCTGATAGAGCGTTGTGCCCGGGCCAAATACGAAATGCGGCGCCGTGGCGTACCAGCTCGTCACGCGCAGATCGCCGTAAGCGGAACAGTCCAGGCTGGCGGTGCGGGTGCTCATGCGCTCCCGGGCATAGTCCCAATGGCTGCGGCCCTCGACCGGCTCGAACAGGTCTTCCGACCACCACCCGCCGACCAGCGCATCGATAGCCGCAATCGTCATGCCCTCGACCCGCTGCTGCAGCTGGTCGGAGCACTCGCAGCTCAGGATGCGATTGACCGGGTTCCAGTCGGCACGGCTGATCTGCCCGGTGAACTTGCGCGCCTCGGTCGTTTCGCCCTGGCTCGTGCTGATGTAGTCGATCGACACCGCCCGGCCCTTCCAGTCCGGAGGCACTACGGCGACGCCTGGCGCGATGAACAGATCGAAACCAGCGATGCCCGCAGCGCCCTCTTCACGGTCGACGGTGACCGTTCCGGTGAGCATCGGCGTCAGGTTGATCCCGCCGACCGTCAGCCGCAGCGTCCAGAGAAACGACTGGCCACGGACGATGTACTCAGGCTCTGCGGAGACACCGGCCAGGCCGTTCAGCGGCACGGCGTTGAGTGGCGAGGCGTTGAGCATTTAGGCTTCTTCCCAGGGGATGGACCAGCTATGGCTGGCCGTACCTGATGACTGCGATTCCTGTGGGTCCTCAGCGAACACCGAGAACACAGGCATGTAGCAGGCCTGATAGAGCATCGCGCCGGGCACTGGGGGCACGGTGACCACGCCATCCGCGAACGAGCACGGCACCCGTACCCAATCCCGCCCACCGATCAGCGCCTGCGCCCAGGGCGCAACGTCTGGCCGAGGTGTGCCGAGCAACGTGAAGGTCGGGCCCGGACCAACGTGGCTCAGCGTCTTGGTGCTGCGCAGCTCCAGCGGCTGGGAAAAATCCAGCCCCGCGAGGCCTGGCGGCATCCAGCCGGAACCGGAAATGCTGCCGGCCGACTTCTTCCAGTGCTGCATCTTTACGCCGGCGCCGTCACTCATGCGCAGCACGGTGCTCCCGCCAATCGGGCCGATGCTTTCCTCGGGCGCACCGGCATGCAGCACGATCGGCACGCCGCCGAGCATGATTCGTGGTGGGGACATTCAAGACTCCAGAAACAAGAAGCCCCGCAGGTGCGGGGCTTTGGTCAGCGATGGGTGCGGCCGATCTTCCTCGCCGCGAGGCGCAGCTCGCTGGCCACCTCGCGCTCGACATACATCGTGTACGAGGCACCACCCAGGCTGAGATCGACCTGCCCGAGGTGCGGAAACTGCAGCCCAGCAGCCGCCTCCAGCAGCGCCGGGCTCGGCGCCGGAACATTCGGCACGAAGCGCGGAACCGGCACGACGGGCCCACCGTTGGCGTAGCCGCGCAACCGCAGCTGATCCAGCGTGGCGCGAAAGCCGTTGCGACGAATTCGCTCAAGGAAGGCCAACGCCCCAGGCTCGCGCACTACCTCCTGCGGCTGCACATGCTCACCGGCGTGGACAATGCCTGCCGGCTGGTACTTGCCGCCCGGCCCGGTCCAGCCACCGCCGGAGAAGCCGGGTGTGGTCGGTGAAGTGGCCGCTGCTCCGCTCGTATCCGGCATCTGCAGGCGTACCGGCATCACGATCTCGGTCTGGCCGAGCTGTTGCGCCAGTGCCTGGATCTGCGACCGCACTTGCTCGATGGTCGACTCGTCGGTTTTCACCGAGACCGAAATGTCCTTCAGCTGCTTGGCCTGTTCCTCGAGCGAGGCGATCTCGCCGCGGATGGCCTGAAGCTTGGCCTCTGCGTTGGTCTGCTCAATGTCGTTCGCGGCCAGTTCGATCGCCTGCAGTTCCTTGATGAACCCTTCGAAACCGTAGGTGTTCCCACCAGCCGCGGCGAGATCCTGGAGCATCTTCAGCGCGGCTTGAGCCTGTCGCTGCGCACCAGCGACATCGCCTGCACTCAGTGCCTGCTTTGCGCCAACCTTGAGAGCCTGCGCAGCTCCGTAGGATGCCTCCCCACTGCCGCCCAAGCCAGCCAGCGCTTCCTGGTAACGCTGCTCGATCTTCAAGCGATCGTTACGGACTTTCTCAATGTCGCTGAGCGCTTTCTTCTCGTCGCTGGCCAGCTTTTTCGCAGCGGTTTCGGACGCTTTCACCTGCTCAGCCTGCAGTCGCCCCAGCTCCCCAATGTACCGGCGGTAATCGGCCAGCTTTTCAGCCTGCTGCCGCTTGGCGTCCTCGGTCGCCTGCTGCTCCAGGGCACGCTGCTCGGCGTTCATGCCGGTCTGCTCGGTTAAAAGCAGCTCGCGCAGCGAAACCAGCGCCTGACGTTGTGCCTGCAGGTCTTCCTTCGAATACCACATGCTGGCGAGCGTCCGGTTCAGGCCGGTGCCCGCAATGCTGCGGTCGATGTCTTTGATCTGCTGGTCGATGCGATCCAGTTCGGTGACAGCGCCGCTTGCATTCGCCGCGATGAAGCCGATGCGTTTGCCCAGGTCCACGAACTCGGAGCCGCCTTCGGCGGCAGTGGCGGCCAAGGTGACCAAAGCGCCCGCCAGAGCGACCAGGTTCTCCATGACGACCGGATCGGAGATTACCTGCGTGAGCCCCTCGATGGCGTTGATGAGCGGCTGTGTATCGGCCTTGCCGATCGACTCCTCCCAGGCATTGTTCAGCCTGGTTAGTGCATCGCCTACCGTTACCTGCATGCCGTCAACGGCATCGCCGAGGCTATCAACCTGGCCGATCAGGGCTGGCACCCACACGTCGGTAGTGAGCTCGCCATCCTTCGCCATGGCGGCCAGTTGCTCGCGCGTCTTGCCGAGCCCACGCGCCATGGCGTCCGCCAGCGCGGGCGTGTTGCGGATCATCGAGTTGAAGGCGTCGCCTCGCAGCTCGCCATCTTGCAGCGCCTGGTTCAGCTGGTTGATCACCGAAGCCGCGCGCTCCCCTTTCGCGGCGCTGGCTACCAGCCCGAGGCCGATTGCCTCGGTCAGGCCCAACGCATCTGCACTGGAGAAGCCGCGGCCACGCAGAACCGACAGCGAGCCGATGTAGAGCTCGGCATTGTTCTTCATGTCCGTGTAGGTGCGGTCGCTGATCTCACGCAAGCGCTCCATGCCCTGCGCATGTTCGGCCTGTGACTCGGACGCGAGACGAATACGGTCATCGATCTCGACCCATTGATCGGCGGTGTTGGTGACACCGCGCAGCCCGCGAGCCAGACCGTAACCGGCGGCCAGCAGGCCGATGCCTGACAATGCACCAGCACCGCTTCGCTGCTCGGCGTTCATTTCCCGCAGCGCCTGCTGGGTCTCACGCACACGGGCAGTCATGGTCCGCTGGGCCAACGCCAACTCTTGGGTCGTCAGATTGCCGGAGGTGCGCAGGAGCTGGTACTGGCTGCGCAAACGCTGAAGCTCGGATTGGAGCTGGCGATAACGATTGACGCCCAGATCGGAGCGGGCCGCCTCCACGTTTGCCAAGCGCTGCTCACGGGCGACCTGTGCCAGTGCCGCGGCTCGGGCGCGGATGCCGGCTACTGCCTGCTCATTGCGGCCACCCGCTGTCGCAGTCTCCAGTTCACGAGCAAGGCGCTGCTGCTCGCTGGCGAGGTTCCGCGTGTCAACGCCAGCTGCTTGCAGCTCACGACGTCGGTTAGCAAGTTCGGCCCGCGCGCTTTGCTCAGCCCGCTCCAGCCGACGCAGCTCACTCACCGCGCTGCGATAGGCGGCCGACAGCTCTTTGCTCGGCTCGGCTTGTCGCGCCAGCTCATTCCCGAGGTCGCGAACCAGCTCGCGCGTCTGCCGCGACTGCTCCCCAGTTCGCTCGAGATCGTCTTCCAACTCCCGCAGCGCATTGATTCTCTTCAGCGGTTGGGCCAGGGTGCGAACGAGCTCCTGATAGTGCTTGCTGAATGCACTGATTCCCTTCGTCGCCTGTTCAACATCCGCTACCAGCCGCAGTTCTACGTCAGTCATACGTCACCCTTTCAGTGCCTGCAGGAACAGCGACCACGGATAGCCCCACACACCATGGTGGCCCAGCCGGACCAGCCGGCATGCCACATCGTCAAGCGTTTTCAGGCCGTTTTCTGCAGACTGGCCAGCTTGGCCAGCATGCGAAAAAAACTGGGGTTGGCCTCCTTGCAGCCTTCAACAAGCACATCAAGGTCGCTGGGCAGCATCTGCTCAAGCTCCTCAGCTGGTAGGCCGGTAAAAATCGGCAAGTCAGCCAGCCGCACGTCCTCGAGCAGCAGCTCGTCCAAAAGGTCACCGCCACTGTTCTGCTGCAACAGGCCACGTACCTGCCCAACGGTCAGCTCGCTACAGACGACACTGCGGCCTCCGACCTTCTTGATCACCGACTTACCTACCGCGCTCCCGCTCATATGAATCTCCAGGCAATTAAAAACCCGCCGAAGCGGGTTGAAAGACGTGGGTTCGATCAGCCTCGGCCTAGCTCACGCCGTGCCCGCGGTGAATCCACGGGAATGACATCAGGGCTGAAGCATGACGGGCAGACGGTTTGCCGCGACGAAATGCGCCAAACGCTGTAAATGATTCCCGGCGCTAGGAAGCAAAGCCACAGGATCAACTCCACCAGCATCGAGCCACGGGTATGCGAGATACCACCGCTGACCGAACCGCAGTGAGGGCAATACAGATTGGCGCTACGCTTGGCTCGACCTTCGGCTACCGCCGCCTTGGCACCTTTCATCCCACGGGCGAGGCGCTGAGCTGCCGTCGGCGCACGGTAGGTTGCGTAGTTCGCGCCGCACCTGACGCAGTCAGTTGAGCTGCGCTGCATTTCAGCCATTGTTGGTTCGTAGCTGCACTTTGGGCATCGCATAAGGGTCCCTCCCGTACCTTTCGGGGCAATCTACCAAAGCCCCCGCGCCAAAGCCCAGCACACGGCTGGGCTTGGGCTCGGGCGCTTACTCAACGTCCTTGATCACCATGTACTGGCTGATGCCGGTGCCGACCTTGGTTTGATCCTTCTCAACCTTCGCAGTGAATTCCATGCCCTGGAATTCGTCGCCAATGAAGCTCAGCGAAGCGGGAGAATGGTTCACACGGAACACCTCGATGACCACCGGCTTGCCCGAGCGCGCCTCGTTCAGGCCCACGAAGACCTGGCGGAAGCGTTTGCCCGACTTGACCAGCGCCTGGATGGTCGCGTGCTTGGCATAGCTGTAGCTCACCAGGACTGGTGTAGCTTCGGTGATAGCACCGTCCTCGGTGATGACTGGAAAACCGGCAGGGTCCAGGGTGTAGTCGGTATCAAGCACGTATGTGGTTTGGCCGTCTGCATTGGTGACCTCAACGTCGGTGGCGCCGGGGTAGGCGAGCAGGATCAGGGCACCGGGGTGAGCGGTGTGCGCTTCGCTGGTCACAGTGCCGGCCGCAACGTCAGACGCAGCCCCATACATCGCACGGGCCAAGTTGTCCTTCTTGAAATGGCGGGCATTGTAGGTGACGTTAAGCGCGCTGATGCGCTGAACGGATGCGTCGAGGCCACCGCCGGGCGTGGTGTAGTCCTGTTCCTCGATCTCCTGAGGAGTGGCCTCGTAGGTAAGCGAGTTGCAGTTGCCGATGAAGATCAGCCCTTTGGGATCTTCGAGGTCCTCGAGATAGATCTTTCCGACCCCCAGAAACGCGCCGCGCAGATCAGCCATGAGTCATTTCCTCCGATTGGCCGCCGATTACGCCACGCTTTTCGAGCCAGGCTTTCTCTTTGGCGGTTACTTTGATGTTCACCCCGGCTTTCAGATGCTCGCCGCGGTGGGTGTGGGGTTTGGCCAGGACGACCGAGATCTCGGCGACCTGCTGGGCAGGTACCGTGGCTTTGCTGCTCATGGAGTTACTCTCCGTTGATGATGACGTGGAGTTGCACGGGGAAAACAAGGGTGCCGGCGGAAAGCCCACTCCCCGGAGGGAAGGGCCGGGAAGCGCCGAGTGTGACCTTGTAGGGGCCCGGCCGCCCCCAAGGGTTTGGCATGCTTGGCGATGCTTGCAGCGCAACGGCCAGGTCCAGGTAAAGCGCGTCAAGCTGCCCCAGGTATCCCTCCGGCGATGAGCCATCCACGACAGCGACTACCCGACGACCAATCGTGCCCTGCAGTGAGCCGGGGCCCTGTTGCGGAGCTGGGTATTCGTCTGGCTGCACCGCGATGAAGGGAAACGCTACCTCGTCACCACTTAGCAGCTCTTCGAGCCAACCCTCGCGCACCCTGAAACCGGCATCGGTCAAGTAGCCATTCCCCGGCGTAATACGCTGGAGACGCGCGATAAGCGCCTGATGTGCCTGTTGAATGGGGTTCGTCATAGGTCCGCCCTGTTGAGTTGGCGCTCGGTCTCAGCACCGAGATCACGGGACGCTTCGGCGCCGAGGTCATCGAGCAAGCTGCCGAGCACCTGCGAAGGCGATGGCCCATGCAGTACCTCCAGCGGCAGGCGCGGCTTGGCGACCCGTTCGGCGATAAGCCCGCCAGCCGGGCCGATTGGGGCGATAAACGCACCCTCGTTCAGCTCCGTCCAACCAGCACTGATGCTGACCCGCACCCCGGCTCTGACACGCTTGCCCGACTTGCCGCGTTTCCAGAGTTGACGGTGCGGGAACTGGCTGAGCGTGACCCCGCGCTTACGAGCGAAGATGATGACGCGCAATTGCTCCGGCGTAGCGGGAATGAAATTGACCTCGTCGCGGATGTAGCTGGGCTTGAGATTGATCTCATCCCGGATCGCACGCCAACTACGCGTTCGGGTGCGCCGGCCTACCGTATTCAGCGCCAACTGAATCGCCCGCCTGAGCTTGACCGGCATTTCATCGAGCCGGCCGGCGAACCGGCCAGCGTCGCTGTATTCGACGCGGACTGAATCGTAACCGGCCATCGCTACCTCGCAGGGAGCAACGCCCAACGCTCGACAATTCCGTCGGTGCCGAGTGGCTCATCCAGGATGAATTCGCCTTCCGCCAGGTTCAGCCGACCGCCCCGTTTGGGTTTGCCCAACTGGCATAGCCTAATTTCTACCAGGCATTGCACGACGCGGAACGTGCCGTCAGCGCCTGCGACCTCGACGTCACGGCCGAGGATGACGTCCAGCTGAACCGGACGGGCAAAGCCGTCCGGGGCGGTGTATGTAGGCCCGCAAGAGCCGCGATCCTCACCGAACACGCGGAACAGCGTGGTATCGGCACGCTGCATGATGCGGTCGAAGTCGCTGGCCATGATCAGTCGCCGCTCGCGCCGTCGCCTTCACCAGCACCAGCACCAGCATCTTCGTCATCAGCGGTGTCAGTGGCGTTGCCCTTCGCTTTGCTTTCGTACTCTTCGATCACGCCACGCTCGAGGAGCTCCTTCACCAGGCCGCTGGGTACATCCTGCGGTTCCGGCGAGCTTTTGATGACTACCTTCTTGCCACCCGCTTTGGCCAGCCCGTGCACGGTGGTTTTCACGATGTATTGCTTTGCCATGAGTATTCTCCTGACGGCGCGCCGATGGCGCGCCTCAGTGGTGAGGGAGCCGGTCAGGCCACGATGACGAAGGTGAACTCGTCGGCGTCGAACAGCGCCGGCACCGGCGCGGTCTGGGTCTGGAGCCACTCGACGCTGGGGTTGTCGGTGAACCAGTTGGACGGATAGCGCGTGGCTTCCGCGATGCCGTTGGCGTTGGCCTTGGCGTCCTGAATGCCGCCGTAGGCCATCACGTTGTCTGCGCTGGAGGGGGCGACGAGCACACCGAACTCCGGCATGAAGCTCACTTTCTCGCCTTCGTCGTTGGTGTACTTGCCGGTGTAGACAATGATCTCGAACTCTCCGAAGAAGCCCTTACGCATGACTTCCTTTTCAAGCTGCGGCCCGAGCTCCAACTGCGACGTGCTACCACGGCGGGTTTCCAGCTTGTCACGTACCGCCTTGAAGCGGCTGAACAGGCGCCAGGCGCCCTTGCCCATCATCAGCACACCAGCCGGGCCGGTGGTCTCGCTCGCCCAGTCCTCGATATCGTCGGTGGGGTCGTAGGTCTCGGGGTCGACCGCGTCCCACTTCGCCGCACCGGCGAGAATCACCTGGTTTTCCGGGCTGCGCCCGTAATCGACCTCGACGGGCGGGTGATCTGGCCCTTCCATGGTGACCTTGCCGTACAGCACGGCTTGAACGGCCATCCACTCTTCGCGCGCCACGATGTTCTCTTCGTGCTCGACCAGCAGATCGGCGACTACGGCATCGTGACGCTGCGCGGCGCTCATCTCGCCGTTCAAGGCCTCACCCAGGCGGCGCTTGATCAGGCGGGTCGGACGAACCACGTCCGTTTCCTTGATGTACGCCGGCTTGAGTGTGGTGAGGAAGCCACCGCGCTCGCGCCTCGGCCGGCCGGATACCAACGGCGAGACGAAGGGAGCCAGACGACGATCCTTCTTGATCTTGTCGAACGCCACCTCTTCGGTCGGGAAGGTGGCGACGGTTGGGAAGAACATCTGCAGGAACAGCGGGGTGAACTTCGGGAGAAGTTCCTTCACACCCAGCAGGGTGGTCGTATCGTAGCCAGCGGCCATTGTTCAGTCTCCTGAATGAAAAAAGGCCGCTAGAGCGGCCCTATGGGTGCGGTGAAAGCCCTTAAACAGGCAATTGCAGGCTGATCGGCGTGCCGACGAAGGCTGCAAGCTTCTGCGCGGCTGTCGTGCCTGCCGGCCAGACGACCTGCTCCGGGTTGAAAGTCCCGGACTTGATTACCTGCGCCTGCTGTTCGGCTGCACGGGCGTCAACGGCATAGGCGGTGATGTATGCGGCAACCTCGGAGCCGTCTGTTGCAGCAGGGTCCCAGGCAACCAATTTGCCGCTTGCGGTGATCTGGCCGAGCGGAGTCTTTTCCGCCAGGTTCTGCCCAACAGCGATGGTGCCGAGTGTGGTCTGGTAAGAGTCGGAACCGGTCACCCAGTTGTCGACGGGTTGCTGTACGGTGGCCATCAGACTTTCGCTCCCGTGGCTTGGGCCCAGCTTCCGGCAATAGCCTGGGCCAGGTTGGGTTTCGCGTCGCCTGCACCTGCGGTGAGGTTCGGCTGTTCTTCGGCGGCCATCATCTTGTCCAGCGCGGTGCTGGCGTCGAGGTTGGCGGCCTGCTCTTTGGGCGCAGCAGCCAGCAGAGCACCCGCTTCTTCAACTCCCATGCTGGTGTTGAAGGCCAGGTGCTCCGCCATCTTGCCTCGGCCCTGCGCTTCGGCATGCTGCAGGATGCCTTGCACGCGAGTGCGCTCAGCGCTGGCAGCGGCGGCGGTGTCGATTGCGGCCGGTGCCTCGCTTCCCGCCTGGGCAGGCGGTGCAGCTTCGGCAGTCGGCGCGGGGGTGTTTCCAGCCATGCGTTTGACTCCTAGGGTGGTCACCCTGCCCTGGGTGGACAGGTATTCAGAGAACTCGGCAACTGCCTCATGCCCGTTGACCATGGCATGGGCGAAGCCGACATCGATTGCCGCCTGGCCACGGAACACCGCAGCTTCGGTGGCCAGCACCGCCTCGCTGGTCATTCCCAGATTGCGGGCGACCAGCTCGGCGAACTGTTGGCGTAGTGCGTCGGTATCGGCCTGAAAGCGGCTCAGGACCTCCTCGGGAAGGTCCTCATACGGGTTGCCGTCGACCTTGCGCGCACCGGAGTGGATGAGCGTGACCTTGATGCCCTCCTGCTCCAGGTAGTCCTCGTAGCTCGCATGAGCCATCACCACCCCGACAGACCCCATGTAGGCGGTTTGGGTGACCAGGCGACGTTCCGCCGCGCTGGCCAGCGCCATGCCAGCCGAGCAGGCCGAATCGCACGCCATGGCCCATAGTGGCTTGCCGGCTTGCCGTGCCATTTGCCGCAGGCGGTCGGCGGTGTCGAAGCAGCCGGACACCTCACCGCCTGGTGTGTGCATGTCCATCAGCACACCCTTGACGTCGCTCTCGGCGAGCATCATTGCGTAGCGGTTGATGATGCCGTCATAGCCGGTCATACCGCTGTACGGCTTGAGGTAGCCGGACTTGTGGGCCAGGGTGCCTTTCACATCCAGCAGAGCAATGCCATCCACTACCTGAAACAGGACTTCCTCTTCTCCCCAGCTGTTGGTCCGCGTCTTGTTGTAAGTGCGGGCGTCCACCCGCAGCTTCTGGCCCATATCGATGGCGCCTTGTTCGTCCTTGAGTTCGGCGATGTTGAGCCGGGAGCCCAGCGCACTGAAAAAAACGCGCGCATAGGCCGGCTCCAGCAACAGGGGTGTGTTCAGCACCCGGCTGGCAATTTGTGGATAGTTCATGTGGGGTCCTATTCGGTTGGCTCAGTCTGATCCGGGGCCAACGCCTGGGCTTGCATCCAGCTCGGCGGCGGCAGGCCGGCCTCGCGGCGCTCGTTCATCTCGCGCACCTGCTGCGCGAAGGTTTCCTGGTAGTCCTCACCCAGCAGCGCCAGCTCCTTCTCGTAGGTACTCAGCCCGGATTCGATACGCAGTACCGCCTCCTTCACTTCCTTGAGACCGTCGATTGCCAGGCGCCCAGCACCAATCCATTCACAGTTGCACCATGAGGCACGCGCCTCGTAGAACCCGCGCGTGGCGTTGCGTGGAAGCTTCAAAAGCCGACGCTGCAGCGCCTCCTCGAACGCCAGTACAAACAGATGGGTGGCGAAGCGGGCCGCGATAACCTTGCGGCGCCCCATGTAGTACCGCCAACCTTCCATCATCGACGCGCGAGCGCTGCTGTAGGTGCTCTGTCGGTAGTCCTTCGAAAATGGCTCTACAGGCACGTTGAGGCCGGCCGCCATCCAGCGGAGGATGCTCGATTCGAAATCGGCAAACCCGTTGTCCACGTTGCCGCTGGTTTGCAGGTGCAGCTTTTCGCCGGGCCAGAGGTGCGGGATTTTCACGCCGTTGAGGGATAGCTTGCTGCCGCTGTTGAAGCTGTTCACCGCCATCATGTACTGGGCGATCTTGGTAATGCTTTCCTCGCCAGCGCCGATCAGCTCGAGCGCCGCTTCATTACCTAACTCGCTCTCGATCGTCGCGGCATACATCGCATTGACGATCGCGTTCTGCAGCTTGGTGTGCTGCAGCTTGGGCAGCATGTGGCTTTGCTCGAGCACCGACAGAAACTGGTTGGCCCCTCTGGCCTGCCCGTCCTCGCTTGGCTCGAAGACATGGATGAACTTGAGCCGGCCGTTCGCAGCCTCTCGCTCGACACGGCGCCATTCGCTTGCGTAACCGTTCCCCAAGCCAAGGCCACCGGTGCTGAGCTGGCGGATGTGATAGGCGATGGCCACACCGTTGCGGTCGAACTCGACACCGCCGCGCAGGTTGGTGGTATCAGAGCGATCACCCGGGTTGCCGATTCGCTTGGGGCTCACCATGCGAACAGCCGTTCGCATGGGGGTGCCCCGACGCTCGACCCACTCAGCCGCGGCCGAGACCTCACCCAAGCGGGTATGGGTGCCAACCGCTTCGCGGACCATCATCGTTGCGGTGCGCTTTCGCTCGACATCCAGCCAACAGCCGACCGGGTCCTCGGCAAACTCGAACCACCAGGCCTCGACATCCTGAGCGAACGCCCGGGCGTCAGCGTCGCTGATGCCCAGCAGGCGCCACCGGGGTTTGTAGCTGAGCCGGAAGAGGTGCCCGACGATATTGTCGATGTGCATCTGCACGGCGTTGGCCGCGAACGCGTTGTTTCGCGTCACGTCCTCGGCGCGGGCGTTGCCCAACTTCAGGTTCGGCAACAACGCGGCGTCGACGGTTTGCAGCCGAGGCTGCCACCGCTCCAGTTGGCCACCGAAGCCGCCACCGGCGCCCTGCCAGGTGCTGAGTTGCTCTCGCGCCGGCAGGCCGTTCGGCGCCAGGATCTGCAAGTTGCTCATGCGATCACACGTGCCGGCCGCCGCCGGGCTTGCGCGCCGACGCCGAGCTGGCCCTCCAGTTGGGTGATGTAGATTTCCAGGTCTCGGCGGTTTGCCGGAGTGAACTCGACCATTTTCCCGTCACGCTGGACTCGCACCATGCCTTGCCCGGTGATGAGCAGGTGCAGCGCGTCGCGTGCCTCGGTGAGTTGCTGCAGGGTTGCCATCAATCGTCTCCGTTCATCATGCGCCCCAGCTCCGCCAGCGAGGGCGCTGGTTTTGTGGTCGTGGTTTGTGCAGCTGGCAGGTTGTCGACCGTGGTTACCGGCACCACATCGGTGTCAGCAAGCAGGTCCGGCTGCATCAATCCAGCCTCTACGGCATCCCAGTCGGCGGGCGACTTGAGGTGCAATCGCAGGTAGCGAGCCAGGTGGATCTGATATGTCTCGCAGTCCCATGCTTCATGGGCCGCGCCAGCCTTCGGTTGCCAGACCTTCTTGCCCGCATGCCGTCGACTTGGCGCTTTCACCTCGGCGCACATCTGCGGGAAGTAATCGGCTCTCACGCCAGCATAGGTATGCATGCGGCCTGGTCCGTGACCGGTCAATTTGAGGCGCTCGGCCAGCAGGTCCTTGGCCTTGTTGGTGCCGACCATGTAGACCTGCAGGCCGTACTTCGCTGCTTTGGTGGCTTTGGTGTTGAGGTCGATCTTGCGCGGGGCGGTGAGGATCTCCGCGTCCAGCGTGGTGGCCCCCTTGATCGCCAGCAGCTTGGATAGCCGCTGCCTGCGGGTGCGGACGTAGTGGTACACCGCGTCGTTCGTCTGCCCGTCCGAAGCATCGATGCTGGCCGCGCTGATGCGCAGCCGATAACCCTTGGCGTGTTCGTAGACGCCGAACAGCAGCCGATCAAGCTCTTCCCACACCGGGTCGTTCTTGTCCGACGTACCCGTTTGAGCGGATATTTCGGTCCAGAGAATGAGCCAGGATTCCTCGCCTCGGCCCCAAGCCCGCAGGATGATCGCGATACGGTCGTGCTGCACGTCCACGGTAAGGGTGAGCATCAGCCCACCAGCAGGAACACGCAGCTCGGCGTACTCCTCGACACGCTCGGCCAGCTTTTCTGCGTCAGGCAGGTCGGACTTGTACTCGTACGGCCGACCCTGCTTCTGGTTGACGAACTTGATGATCTGCTTGAGATCGCCACTCTCGGCGAGCTTTTCCGCCGCCAGCTTTTCGCGGACCAGGCCCGCGAGCGTTGTGCCAGGCAGGCAGGCGTAAAGCTCGTTCAGTTCTTCAAACCCTGCCTTACCGTGGAAGGGCCGCGTCGGTACCCACCCGCGTAACGGGTCGCCTCGCTCAAACGCTCCGAAGACGGTATTTCGAATATTTTCCTTTCGCTGATAGTCGTCCCATGTACTGCCGCAATGCGGACAGGCGTAGACGGCTGTATCTGGCAGGGCACGTCCGTAGATCCCGTGCGGCTGGGCATCATGGTCAGCTTCGAGCCAGCTGATGTATTGGAAGTCCAGCACATGTGATTCGCCGCATTCGTGACAGGCGATCGGTAGAACTCGCCGATCACTCTGCTCGATGCGCTGCTCGGTCTTGGAAAACCCCTTGAGCGATGGCGTGCCGCCGACAACGAACTTGGCGCCGGGGTAGCGCTTGACGCGCTCTTCAAGCAGGCCGATGGCGTCGCCCTGTTTCTTCACGTCATCGCTGGTGTCGTCGGGTTCTTCGACGATGGCCAGGCCCACCGATGAAGTCGATTTGACGTTGCCAGGCGAGTTGGAGGCGACCAGCTTGAGAAAGCCGCCGGCATATGACTTGTGGTTCCAGCGGTTACCCTGCTTCTTGGCCGTGGAAACGTCCATAAGCCGCCCGATCTGCGGGTTGGCGTTGACAGCTGGAACCAGCTTCTCATCGTGGAAGCTCTTACCGTCACCCTCTTTAGCGAACAGCACCATGATCGGCATGGGCTGGCCTTGCACACGCTTGAAGATGAAACCAAGCATGAAGTAGGTCCAGCCGATCTGGGCTGCTTTCATCAAGACGATTTCATTGACAGCTGGGTCATCCAGCGCAGCGGCTACACCAAGGAAATAAGGGGTGTAATAGAAATCGTAGAGGCCGCTGAGCACGCCCGATTCGGGCGGCAGATAAAACTCGTTCGACAGGTATTCAGCTGTCGCTATCTGCTTCGGCGGATTGAATTGCTTGCCGGCCTCCAGCAAGGCGCCGGCCAAGCTTATCCGCATAGCCTCCAATTCGGCCGACTGTAGATTCAGCAATGCGGGCCACCATGGTTCGGTCGATGCTGACTTTCAGGCCGTTCTCCAGCTCTTGAATCAGCTTCTCGAATCCGCTCTGGTACTCGCGGTTGGCGAAGCTGGCCCAGTCGCTGAGTGCGAGCGTTGCGTCAGCAGTGGGGACGAGCGTCCCGAGTTTCTCGTGATAGGCCAGTCGGCCGTTGGCCGCCTTGACCGTTGACTCCTCGATCCGAGCCGCATTGAGCAGCTCGACCTGACTGCCTCCCCTGCCGGCCGCCTTCTCTCGCAGGTCGCGGATGTAGGCGGTGCGAATTTCGTCGAGGGTGGCCGAGGTCCAGTCGATTGCGAGCGACTTGAGCACGTCTCGGCAGTTGCGCTCGCTCATGTCCAGATGCTGGGCAATTTCTCTTTGCGAGGGCATGAACAACTCCAGCGCAGCGCCAGGCCGGAAGCGGAACCCCCTATACGCCCGTCAATCTGCGAACAATCCGCGGTCTACGTCGCCGCATTAGGAAAAAACGCCGGGGAGGACCCGCTTCACTTCTTCCCTCCGCGCATGACTTGCAAAGCCGGATAGAGAACTACACTCAGGTAACTTCTCACCAAGGACGGATCTTCTATGAAATTCGCCGGCTCGTTGTTGGTAGTTTCTGCGTTGATGATGGCAGGTTGCACAACCGCCCCCGTTCAGGCTCCGCGAGCTGCGTCCGCTTTCACAGCGCCCAAAAAAGTAGCGTCCAGTCCTGCTGAGCAGGCTCAGAGCGTGGCATCTGCTTTCTATGCAAGCGCTTTGGAGAAAGCGCATGCATCTGACGCCGCTAATGACTTCGGAGTGAAAGCGGACGGATTGTCTATATTCGCAGTTACTCTTGCGGCAGGTGGAGCGCTCACAGGGTCTAAGTCCAAGCTATATAAAGCCGCGGGTGCTCTGCTAGGTCTAGGTATGGGAAGTAATCAATACTTCAAACCCAAAGATCAACGTGCTATCTACTTCAACACTGCCGAATCCGCATACTGCTCCGGTCTGCAGATGCAAATTCTTGCTGATCAGTTGGGGAGTTTAGACACTGCAACCATCGATAACGCCAAAAAAGCCGTGAGAAAAAACAACGATACCATCAGGGGCGTTGTTTACTCCGGACAAATACAATCCAGCGGCCTACAGCCTTTCCAAGCGGCCTCGATTATTAACGCAGCAATGAACTCGGAATCAGATACAGCGGCACAGCTAGCGGCATTGAGTTTCATCAAAGCACCTCAGCTATACGCACACAACCGTAATCTGTTGCTCCTTCGGTACGAAATTAGCGAGATAAACAAGACGGCTTTCAAAATTGACGACGCCCTAGAAAAAGTTGCGAAGTTATCGGTAGCACCTACCGAAACACTTGCAGCTTTGCAGACATTGGATGGCAAGCGTCAGCTGATGGCAAAACAGGGAGGACAATCCGTAGCTTCGGAAGAAAAAGTGGCTACTCTACTGAAGCAGCTCCCAGAAATAATTCAGATCATTAACGATTTCAATGCATGCACCAACGTACTTAAACCTGTCACCACTGACACATAGCATTCTTAGCGCAGGTCAGAACTCTCGGCCGCGGCTTTAGTTACCTCATCACACACACCCGCCCGCCGCGCCAGCCAGCGCGCATAAAGCCCGCTGGCCACATCTGCCCCTAGGCACGCGACCACGCTTCCCAGCGCTGCAGAGGTCAGCAGGCTCGACCCCCAGGCTGTTGCCAACAGCACGGTCGCCAGACCGAACACCGCCGAGGCACCGAAGCGCAGCAGAACGCGCTTGATGAGCTCACCCACCGCCATGCCAGCCGCATCGGCCCGCCACATCTCGCCGGTAAGCCCTGCTAGCGCCACCAGGATCAGCAGCCACGTCGGAAGATCGGCCAGCGACTGCTGCACCTGTTGTTCGGTGGACATGCTTGACCTCCAGCGGCACAAATGAAAAAGGCCCACCGTTTCGGGTGAGCCTTGGAATGGGTGCCCTCTTGCGAGGGCTGGCCTGCGGGGGAACAGGCCGCGACACAGCACGTCGCTCGGTGGCTATCGCTGCGGGCGCAGCTCTACAACCATGGGCACTTTCTACAGCCGACATGCAACGCCCGCAACCGCCCGTTTTTCGCGGCGCTGTTCAACACGGTTGAACACGCTTGAGCACGGTTGAACGCTGTTCGCGCCAAACTGACCCGACGAACGGTCATCACGCGACATCCGCCTTGCGGGCCTGCGCAGCCTCTTTCACCGCACGGGCAGCAGCCTTGCGCTCAGCCACCCGCTTGCGCTCGGCCCGGGCGTTCTCTCGCGCCACGTCACGTGCAGCCCGTGCACGCTTCACCGCAGCCGCATGCGCATCCGTGCCCCGCTCCGCCGCTTGCAGCCGCGCCAGTGCCACCGGCCACTCCGCCTGCAGCTCGGCATGCAGCTCGTCCACCTGCGCACGATACGTCCGCATCGAGATACCCAGCCGCGAGCACTGCGCCGCCACGGCGACCGCCTGCGGCCCCTGGCAGTAGCGCACATGCGCCAGCCGCTGCAGCACACGGCCACGCGATCCGAGGCCCAGCGGCGCATCCTTCGCCATACCATCCAGCGCCATGCTCACCGCCTGGCTCGCCCGGCTGATCGCCACCGCGCACTCCACCAGCGACAGGCACCGATGCCCGCCCACACCGCCCGGCGCATCGTCACCCATCCGCCCCAGCGGCGAGGCGATGGCCACATCCAGAGCGGGGTTCACAACCTCACGGCCCCACGCCTGCAACAGCACCTCCATGGCCTCGATCATGCTCTGCCCCCCAACCCGACACAAAACCCGCAACCCAACACAAACCCAACACACTCAAAACCCTTATAAATCAATGCCTTCAAAGCAACTGTGTTAGGTGTGTTGGGTTTGTTGGGTTTTTCGGTCCTCGCGTAGCAATTTTTTCCTTCGGCATCAGCCCCGTTCAGAGGCTGCAACAAAACACACGCACGCGCGCGCGCGACATCAAACCCAACACACACCGCACAGCCGGCGCAAAGCCGCGCCGTTGCTGGCCTCGCGCTGTGCCGGGTGCGCAAACCAAACCCAACACAACCCAACACACCCAACACACTTTTCGCCATTCTCATGCCGCAGCCCCCTTCAAATGGTCCCAGCCGTCCACATCCCAGCCCGCCAATTTCGCACTCGCCCGCCAGGCCGCCACATGCTGGCCAAGCGCAGCAGCGCTCATAGATGGGGGCAGGGAAGAGTCCGGGTCACTGGGAAAGAAGAACGCCCCGAAGCGCCGGTTCGCACCCTCCGTCCAGGGGATCGACCGCGTCTTCTCCACCTCGGAACTGATAAACAGGCTGAACTTCGTCTGGCTCATCGCATGCTCGCGGTTGCGCTGGCACCACTCGAGGAACAGCGCATAGAGGTCCGTCGACAGGCACGCGCCCCACAGCTTCTGCCCCAACTCCCCGTGCTGCCACTGATGGAGGAACGTCTGCCAGCCAGCCCGCGAAAGCGCCACCAGCCGGCGCCGCGCCTCGGTATGTGGCGGCCGCGTGCGCTCGTTGAAGTCACCCAGGTCCACATCCAGCAGCCAGCCATAAAGCGCCGCCACGCCACCGTTCGCCAGCTCCGCGCCGATCGCCCGCTGCCGTTCCTCCGGCAGCGTCTCCAGCGGCCACATCACCAGAAAGCGCCGGTCCGATTCACTGATCGGCCAAGGCAGGATCTCGTTCGAGAGGAACACCGCATTCATATGGTTGGCTTCCTCCCAACCATTGATGAACTTCGATTCCATCCGCACCGTCTTGCCGGTGATCAGATGCTTGATCTTGCCCACCTGGTTGTACCGCTGGTCACGGCTCACCACTTCCTCGAACACCGCCCACAGCTTCCGGCTCTGCCACGCGTTGAAGTTCGACTCCAGCTGCGTCTGGCCCACCGTCGCCGCATACGGCCCATACAGCGCCCCGAAGGTATCGGCGAACAGCAGGCTCTTGCCCGAGCCCTCCATCACCGAATGCATCAGCACCGCCGTGTCCAGCTTCGCGCCTGGGTGCTGCAGCGGAAAGGCCAGCCACTTCACCAGCCAATCCAGCGGCTCCGCCTCGTGGTTGCACAGGAACGAGATCAGCCAGCGCAGGTTCTCGCACGCCGCGTCATCGCGCACCGGCTCCAACGGCAGCCCCTCGAACGTGTTGATGTACACGGCCGGGTCCTTCGTCATCGTCGGGTCGAACACGATGTGGTCCACATCCACCGTGCGGCGCTCGGCCGAGTTCAGCCACAGCGCGTAGGCATCGCCCAGCGCCATCTTCACCGCGCCCTCAGGAATGCGCCGCTTCTTCTCGCGGTCCCACACATCCTTCGTCCCGTCGATGTACACATACCGGTCGATGGGGGTCATCCCCAGCGCCGTGGCCTTCTTGCCCGCCATCCGGCGCGCCTGCTCCAGCTCGCGCACCGTATCCGCGCCGATCAGCTTCTTGGCCACGTCATCTGCCCAGGCCTTCGCGAGCGGCTTCGTCACCAGCGCCTCGAACGCGGTCTTCTTCATCACCGCTTTCTTGTCCTGGTCCCAGACCTGCGTGGTGCCTTCCACCAACGCAAACCGCCGTAGGATCTGCTCCGCCGTAAAGCCCACCCCCTGCCCCCCGTTGTCGGAGGAGCCGGCCGGCGCAGCGGCTTCGTCAGCGGATGGGGTCGGGGAAGGCTTGCCAGCAGCAACAGCAGCGTCGAGCTGCTGCGCAACCGCCTCCAGCCCCCACGCCACATGCACATCGTTCCAGTCCTGCCCTGCCCCGCCTTCGGCCGGCTGGGTTGGGAAGGCAGCAATGCCACCCACCTCACCCGCCGCCGCTTCAGCCTTCTTGCGGCCCGGGTTGCCCGGCTTCGTCGGGTCATCGTCACCGGCCACCACCAGCAGGGCATCCGGGCATTGCGCCGCCAGGTCACGCGCCACCGCCGGCATATTGCCGGAGTCCAGCGCCATCGCCACCGGCCAGCCCTTCGCCATATGCACGCTCGCCGCCGTCGCGTAGCCCTCGGCCTCGCCGACCACCGCTGCCCCGTCCAGCTCGCCAAGCACATGCCGGCAACCCGCCTTGCGCCCGTACTTCGGGAACAGCTTCGTGCCCTGCTCGTTGATCGCCTGCAGGCTCCACAGCTTCCCCGCCGCATCGCGCAGCGGAATGGCAATGCTGCCCGCCTTGAACATCAGGAAGCTGATCGAATCAGGCCGCGGCTTCGGCAGGTTGGCGAAGAACTCACGCGTCTCGCTGCCCACCCACACGTCGCAGCGCTGCCGCTCATCATCGATGGAAAGCACAACGGTGTAATGGAAGTAGCCAACGCCAAAAGCCCCTACCTGCTTGCGTTCCAGGTAGGGGCTTTCGCCTTGCGGCTTGCAGTGCTTGGTCCAGATCACCTCGCAGGCAGCGGCCACGGCTTCGCGCATCACCTGCGCCCTCGCCTCGTCCGCCTCGATCTCCGCCTGTCGCATTGCACGGCGCGCTTCCGCCTCGGCATTCAGCCGGCGCGTCTCCTCGGCCGTGATCGGCTCCCGACGTGGCCGCCAGCCTTTGTCCTTCGCCAGCCTGATCACCGTGCCCATGCCAGTGCCCGCCTTGCGGAACGAGCGCCACACCGTCTTCGCATCCGCCGTGCTGTAACTGTCAGCACCGGCACTCCAGGTATCCCAGGCATCGAACCCGTTACTGCCGAACTCCGCCTTGATGCCCATGCCCACCAGCAACCAGGTGTCGCGATCATCGGCGGGGATGTACTGCAGCAACTCGGGGAGATCGGCCAGGGTGAGAGGTACGCGGTCAGACATTGGCGCCACCTCTGATCTGATGCACCATGCCCCGCTCACGCATGAAGGGAGTAATAGATATATGGAGTGGGTGCTTTGTTGGTTCGAAGCGCATCCCGGGACCGCGAGTTGGGCTCAAGCCGTAGGCTCTATCTTGGCGTTGGCGGTCGCGATAGGTCTGGCGTATTGGCAGCTTCGTAACACTAACCGAACGCTCAATCGTCAACGGAATCGAGATACCAAGCAGCTTGTAGACGGCTTTAGCGCCATTGCTGACTATGCGGTTAAACAGTTCAATGACGTCGTCTACCAGGTCAAGCAACCCACTTTCTTGCTCTACTTGTGCGAGGGCTTGGATGCCGAAGAGCTTCGGCGGATAGTGACAACAATCGATGCGTTTCCGGTCTTCCAACTTCCTAATTACAAAGCCATCGAGACTGCGCTTGAAATCAAAGTCTTGATACACGGTATCGTCCGCGACTGGTGTGAACTTCAGGAACTGGTAACGCATCCGGGTGCTGAAGCTACCCAAGTACATCTGACAAGGCGTGTAACCCTGCTCGAGGAAGCCAGCGCCACTCTCAGCCTCCAGATCCAGGAGTTCAAAACTGCTGCGACTTTGGTTGGGGATGCTTAACAGCCTCCGTTGGCGATTACGATCAACCACGCCTCACCCCCGCATTCCGCATGTCCTCGTCCGCCTGGCAAGCGATACACAGTCGGCACCCCTTTACCGCCTCGCGCCGCGCAGGCGGAATCTCGTCGCCGCACTCCTCGCACTCACTCAAGCTCACGCCCCCGTAGCGCACGCGGCGGGCAATCGCCGCCTCCCGGTCTTCCAGCTCGCGCTGTTGCGCCAGTTCGAATGCGCGCTCATCCATGGGCCACCTCCCCGCCTGCCCTGGCTTCGGACATCGTCAGCTCAGCGCCGGCGACAATGCCCAGCACATGGCCGATCACGCGGTTGGCGTGGTAGCGCAGCGCCTCGACTTCGTGCGGCAGCCAGACATTGTCCGCAGCGCCCTCATGCAAGCTCGCCACAAAATCCCCTTCTGCCCGTAGCAGCTTGCCCAGCGCATTCAGTGCGGCATGCGTGGCAGGTACGGGCGCGGGCACGTAGGCCACCGCACCGGCCGGGCGCACCAGGGCCGCCAGCAGGCGCGGGTCGCGCGTTGCCGCAACGATTTCCTCTAGGAATTCAGGGTGAATGGGCCGATTGCTCGTGGGGCTGACGCGCTTGTTCAGCTCGTCCGGGTCCATCCCGATGGTCAGCGCCACCGCGTTCTGGCCCCCTGTTGCATCGCGTGTGGCGCGATAGAGCGCCTGGCGGGTGTTCAGCACCGGGCCCTTGCCCGGTAATAGATCCTTGCGGCTCATAGCGTTAATGCCCCGGTAACGCTGTAGCCAGCCGCAGGGCAGTTGCCCTACAGTTAGCGCACAGCTCGCGACCCTTCCCGATACGTGCTGTGTCCTCGGGTCGCGGGTTGAGGTAGTCAGGGGTGGTACCCGTCTACCGGAACGCTGGGTCAAGGCTGCTTTACTTTGGTGAGTGGGCGCCTTGATTCCAGCCTCTACATCCACCTGCCGCCGTGGCGTCAGGTTTGTTGCTCTTGGCCCTTGGGCCTGCCGGCTCCGGTCTGCTGGTGATGCTCCTGGAACCAGCCCCCGCCGATACTGAACTGTGCTGTGTCCTGACGGGGTTGAAACTGTTACGCCCGGCGGTCTTCTTGCCGACTCTCGCCGTTACGGCGGTCATCGGTACGCCGCTCTCCCTGCCGTCGCCGCGGCACAACGTGCGGCGGCGACGGCTCCGCAGAGACAGCGCCATTGCGTAGGTACGCCCAATCGATATCTGGGCGGGTTTCCTCGCACCGCACGGCGCCCGATGTCTCGCGGTCAAGCGCGATCGACAGCGCAGCGTTGGCTCGACGGTGGCCATACGCGACCTGCTTGAGCTGGCCTGGCGTGGTGTCGCACCGGCCTGCCAATATCTGCAGCGTTTGCTTGTCCAGCGGCTTGATGAAGTCGAGAAGATTCATGTGTTCCTCCATGGGGAGCCACATTAGCAATCGCTAATTATGAGCGCAATAGCAAACCGTAATTTACAGTTTGCTAACGGCACCTGAACATAAAGAGATGGATATCTATCAGTCCCGCATAGCTACGCTCAGAACACTTATTGGCGAATCCACGCTAAAGGAGTTTTCCGAGCGCCACGACCTCGACGCCTCCTACCTGTCGCAGATACTCAACGGTCACAGAAACATGGGGGAACGCGCGGCCGCCAATTTAGAGAAGAAGCTGGCCTTGCTGCCTGGCACGCTGACGTCTCCTGGATCAGGCGATGCGCCTGACCCGACCAGGGCGGCACTCTCGGCCGCGGCACAGCTAGAAATGGCGAGCAGCACGGCGGTTTCTGATGCCCTGGGACGCTACAACAACCAAAGAATGCTGCCAGTGATAGGTGAAGTGCAGGCAGGGGAGTTTTGCGAGGCGGTGGACAACTTCCCGCCAGGCCATGCAGATGAGTGGGTAGAAGCCGGCGGGCCAACTGGACCGCGCGCATTTGTCCTTGTGGTCAACGGGTTCAGCATGTTCCCGCTTCTCGCCCCAGGTGAGAAGGTAGTTTTCGACCCTGACATGCAATGGGCGCCCGGCAATATCGTGCTCGCCAAGCGTATCAGCGACCAATCTGTGACGATCAAGAAGCTCTGCCGGGACGGCAACGAATACTTCCTGCACGCCACAAACCCCGACTGGCCCGACAAGTACATCAAGCTCAACGAAGAGTGGATTATCTGCGCCCGGGCACGCCGAAAGATCGTTGAGCTGTGACGTAAGGGGTCCCCGGTTGATTCAATAGTGCGAGACTAGCAGCTACTCTCACTTGCGAGCAGCTACTTTTCTTCCTCATACGGCTTCAATTTGAATTCAAACTGTTGGGTTATTTTTTTGTCATCGAAATAGACATTGAACGTATAACCCCCAGCGGACGGCAGTACAAAATTTGAAACCTTAACCGTCATCACGATCGCTTCTTTGAATCCGGTCACTCGACTGGATTCAGTTTTAACCAACTCGTTACCTTTAGGATCGAGTATCTCGATATAAGCGTCGTGTTCCGATCCGTCACTTACGAATTGCGCATAAATGCATAATTGTGCGAGCTTCCACTGGCCGTCTTTGTTGGCTATAACTGAAGCACCGTTGGTAATTACACCTAATAAGCTCGCCTTACCCCCTTGCTCCCTCCGAATATCCTCGCAGAGCAAAAAGCTAAGAGGCTTAGGTTTTTTCCCAGCCATCAGTGCAGACTCCTGCAATCTTTTTCTGGTTTCACTACGAATGAGACATATCCAGCAGCTTCGGAATAGAGCCGATCCGATTCCCTGTCATCCATGCTAAATACGTCAACCTTCCCCACGCTAGGCAATGGCAAGCGGCTAGTAGACGCCACTAGCGAGGCTTTCTCAGGCCAAGACTGAAAATAGCCAGCACCAACAATTGAAACGTTGTGTTCAAATGTGCAAGTCAAGTTCCATTTCTGCCGGCCTGCCAATTCATCATCGATGTCTTGCAGCCAATTAATTACCTCGGGGTGCTTAACGGCGAGCATAATCATTCGCTCCCCCAGCCCAGACAAAGAAACTTCCCTTCGCTCATATTTGGAAACAGCATTCTTAGCAACGCCAAAAAGTGAGGTCAGCCTTTGCTGGGTAATACCATACGCTTCCCTGTACGTTTTTAGTACGCTAGGAAAGTCACGCGTCTCCGAGATATGCTGCTCATGCCACTTTAACTTAGCTTTAGCGATCTTCAGATCATTCTCGGTCGTTATCGCCGGAGTCTCTGTTTCTTGCCCACAATGGGAACAAACAAAAGCATCCAGCTCAACTTTTAAATGAACTCCCATAGCAGGCGACACAGTCATATCATAAGATATTGGACTGAGTGTATTCTTACTATTACAAATTGGGCATTTCATGTTTAGCGATCCAAGTGAAATGACTGGACACTAGTGATACAAATCCGTCCATCCGTGTAATTTATTTTCAAGTAGATTTCGCACTCATCTCCATTCGGTGCAACTATTTTGGGCTTATAGACATCATAAGAAAGTACTTGCCCGCTATTATCTAGGATTACTTTACCGTCCTTTCGCAGCGTCCATATCCCATGGAAATCGGCTTCCGAGAGACCTGCCAGCAGCTCCTTCACCCTGTCTATGTCATAGCCCAGATTATTGGCGTCGCGACGAGCATTTGGCGTGATCGTAAATCCTCTCGGATTTGCTATCGCCCGTTTGACCGCCCCAAGGTCGAAGGGTTGCGTCCTAGCCTGCATATAATCAACCATTATGGTTAGAAAATCCACCTGATCCCTGACCCGAGGGTGGCCCAGATTGTGTGGAGCTTCTCATAGCAACAGCAAGCTCCCATTTCTTTTCAAGGAATTATCCTTGATCCCCTCACTCCCGTGAACCCGAAAGCGCAGGTCAGATGCTTGGTATGGCGGCGGCGCCGATACTTAGCATTAGCTATTGCGGATAAAATTAGCATTCGCTAATGTTGGCGCGTACCCACTCACCACGGGATCGCGACAATGGACACAGCACAGCACAGCAGCACCCGCTGCCCGGTCTTTCTGCACCCGGCAGCGGCATCCAACCCCTTCACCGTGCGCCGCATCGAGCGTGAAACCGGCCTGATCGCACAGGTCACCTTGCGCACGGCACAACTCAAGCGCCACACCCGCCCCACCTTCGAGAGCTTCGGCCCGTTCGGAGGCGACTGCGCATGAGCACCTTCTCCCTCACCAGAGGCAGCGAAGCAGTCCTAGGCATGCTCGCCAGCCAGGCCGGCACCGAAACCTTGCTGCTCACCCAGCCCGCCCGCGAGCTGCGCGCCGAGCTGAGTATCGAGCCCTTCACCAGCGAAAGCGGCAACCAGCTGCTGGCAGTGCTGCATCTGCGCGAACAGCGCCACAGCATGACCCTGCAGCGCGACGACAGCGCCAACGCCCAGCATCTTGCCGATTGGATCGAGGCCGTAGCCAACGGCACGGTGGATACGGCCGAGGCCATACCGCAGCGCGCTGACCCGAGCGACCTGGCTGCAGTCACATCAGCGTTCAACGCCGCCGCGCTTGAACTAAACGCCCCGGTCGAGCAGCAGCCGGATCGGAACAACCTAGAGCCTGCGTTACGCAAGATCTGCGCGGAATGGGAGCGCCAGAAACGCCTGTTTCCGGAGTTGAGCCGGGACGCCTGGATGGACCTCGCGGTCTCAGAAGCTCGCTGCGCTCTGTCTGCCAACGGCCCCATAGCCTGAGGCCCACCACCATGAACCGCACCCTAGACCAGGCCGCCGCCGTGCTCGGCATCGGCCCGCGCAAGCTGCGCGCCCGTATGCGGGAGCTGGGCCTGCTCAACCACGCCGGCGAGCTGATCAGCACAGAGCGCGGCCGGGGCCGGCTGTTCGTCGACACCCGCAGCCGCTGGAACCCGGCCATAAACAGCTACACGCACTACGGCGTCGTCATGGCCACCGAGGCCGGCATCGCCTGGCTGGCCGATCAGCTGGGCATCACCGTCACCAAGAAGGACGCCGCCGCATGACCACCTCTGCCACCCAACACGCGATCGGCGCGCTCAAGCTCACCAGCCTGCACCTGGACCACCCAACGGTTGTACCCGCCAAGGTGCTGCGCGGCGCCTGCTCGGAGGCCATCGCCCACCTGCAAACCAACCAGCCTCACTCGGACGACCTCGGCCGCCTCTGGTGCGCCCTGTTCGCCGTGCTGCCGACCGGCTACCTGCCGCACGTCACGCTCACCCCGGAGCAGGCCGCACCGTTCGCCTGCGTCATCACAGACGGCACCGGCAGCGTGGTCGACCGGCAGGCCGGCAAGACCATCGAGGGCATCACCGAAATGATCCGCCTGCGCCTCCCGGCGGGGCGCGGGGAGGTGCAGCCATGAAGCCACAGCCGCAAACCACGCTCGACACCCTGCGCATCCGCTACGCCGGTAGCTACATCACCGCCGAACAGCTGCTCACCGACCACCTGCCGCATATCACCACGGTCAAGCACCTACGCCGCAAAGTCCGCGAAGGCCAGCTCAACCTCAAGATCCGGCAGCTCGACCCCAGCTCCAACCGCAGCCCATGGGTCATCTACCTACACGATCTGGCCGACTGGCTGGATCAAACCGCCGCCGCGCAAGCGGCATAACCCGCCCCTACCAAGGGCAACCAAAGAGGCACAGCACGCCATGAAACCCACCGATACCGCCGAGTTCATCAACTCACTCAACGCCAGCGTATTCGCCCAGCAGGTCGGCCGCCTGGTGCCGCTCACCATCGGCACCTTCTCTCTCGGCAAGTAACACCAACCACCACCCCGCCGGCCTCACCAGCCGGCGGGCTCAAACGGGACACAGCACATGAACTTCACCACCTACCAGATCATCGCCCTCCTCGGCTCGGTAGCCGCCATGGCCATCGTGTTCGGCCTCGGCTTCTATGAAGGCCTGCGCAAAGGAAAGCGCGAGGGCTTGGACATCGGCTACCAGCGCGGTCTGCAGGCCCACCGCTATGAACTCCAGAAGGCCCGCCGCGAGGTGGACGAGGCCAAGCACCACCTCACCATCAGCCGCCTCAACGCCGCCCAGGCACTGGAAGCCACCACCGCCGAGCTGGACGAGTGCCGCGCCAAGCTCGCCAACCTGCAAACCCGCGTCATCACCGAGAACGACGCCAATCAGCTCGTCGCCATGGCGGACAAGCTCAGCCTCGCCGCCGACACCTTCGCCGGCCTCGGCTCGTACGACCAAGCCACCGCCGCACGCAAACTCTCCACCAGCGCACGCGCCCTGTTCGATCGCTACTGGCAAACCTTGCCGGTGATGGAAGTGGAGGTGATGGCATGACCTGGATACTCACCCGCACCGGCCGCCGCTTCGACCTGCTCGAGCCGAAGGCCGACCAGGTCTGCACGCTGGACATCGCCCACTCCCTGTCGCAGCTCTGCCGCTTCAACGGCCACACCAGCCGACACTACTCGGTCGCGCAGCACAGCCTGCTGGTGGCCAGCATCGTCCCGGCCGAACACCAACTCGCCGCCCTGCTCCACGACGCCACCGAGGCCTACGTCGGCGACATGGTGCGCCCGCTCAAGCTCGGCATGCGCGAGTTCTATGAGGCGCAGTGCCTGGTGTCCCTGTACGACGAGGTCGAGCGCAAAGTCTGGCTGGCCATCTGCGAACACTTCCACCTGGACCCGGAACTGCCCGACTGCGTGCACAAGGCAGACATGATCGCCCTCGCCACCGAACGCACGCAGCTCATGCCGGAACACGCCGGCGAATGGGAATGCATCGCCGGCATCGCGCCGCTCGACCAAACGCTGGAGAACTGGACGTCGGCGCAGGCATTCCTGCACTACCACAACCGCCTGCTCGAGCTGATGCAGTCCACCCACCGCGCCCGCGCTCGCTCCACCTGGGAGCGCGTCGACGCCGAACACCCAGGCGCCCCGGCGCCGCAGTGCATGTGAGGGGATCGTTATGAGAGAACACATCAGCGTCCCGAAGCATGAACTTGAACGCATCATCAACGTACTGCGCTATGGGGCACACCCGCACCCGTCTCCTCACGCGGATTACCTGGCCACCCTGCTCGAACAGCCGTCCCCATCGCAGGATGAGCTGCTGGACGAGCAACGCGGGCTGGCAGCCACCGACGCTGTAATCGACTACATGCTGGGTGAAGGCCGCTTCGAAGAGCCACTGGAGTTCTTGCGCTGTTGGAACGAGGGCAGCTTCGACACCCTGCGCGAAGAGTGGCCGGACGCGCCGCTTGCGATTTACTACGCGGATCCGCTGGCGGATCACGCCGCCATCGATGCGGCCCTCGCCCTCGCCCGCAACGCCGAAGAGGGTGAAGCATGATGGACAACATCTTCCGCCTCCACCCACAGCCGGCGTTCAACTTCAACGGCCTGGTCATCGACAACTTCGCCGGCGGCGGTGGCGCCTCCACGGGCATCGAGCTTGGCCTCGGCCGTCCTGTCGACATCGCCGTCAACCACGACCCCGAAGCCGTGGCCATGCACGACATCAACCACCCGCACACCAAGCACTTCTGCGAATCGGTGTGGGAGGTCGACCCGCGCGTTGTCGTCGACGGTCGACCGGTCGATCTCTGCTGGTTCTCGCCCGACTGCAAGCATTTCAGCAAGGCCAAGGGCGGCGCACCGGTGAAGAAGGAGATCCGCGGGCTCGCCTGGGTCGCCATCCGCTACGCCGCCACGGTCAAGCCGAAGGTCATCATGCTGGAGAACGTGGAGGAGTTCGTGACCTGGGGGCCGCTGGCCACCGACGGCCGTCCCTGCCCGAAGAACAAGGGCCGCACCTTCACCAGCTTCGTCAACGCACTTAGCCGCCTCGGCTACCAGGTGGATTGGCGCGAACTGCGCGCCTGCGACTACGGCGCACCCACCATCCGCAAGCGCCTGTTTGTCATTGCCCGTTGCGATGGCCAGCCGATCGTCTGGCCCGACCCAACCCACGGGGACCCGGCGAGCGAGGCGGTCAAGGCCAAGCGCTTGAAGCCATGGCGCACCGCCGCGGAGATCATCGATTGGTCACTGCCCTGCCCGTCAATCTTCACCCGCAAGAAGCCGCTGGCCGAGAACACCCTGCGCCGTATCGCCCGGGGCATTCAGCGTTATGTGATCGAATCGAACCAGCCCTTCGTTGTTCAGGGCATGGCACCTTTCATCACCGAGCACGCCAACGGCAGCACGCAGCGCAACATGCCGGCCGATGCGCCGCTGCGCACTATCTGTGCCCAGGTAAAAGGCGGGCACTTCGCGCTGGTAGCGCCAGTGATCACCAAGTTCCGGTCGAACGATCGCGGCTCATCGGTCGGAGCGCCGCTGGCAACTGTCACCGCGAACAGCTTCATCAAGAAGCCGGGCGGCGCCGCGCCGATCGGCCTCGTCGCCGCCTTCCTTGCCAAGCACTACGGCGGCAACGAGACGCCAGGCTGGCCGCTCGAAAAACCGATCAGCACGCTTACTACACAAGACCATCACCATTTGGTGACCAGCCACCTGGTGAAGCTGCGCAACAACTGCATCGGCCAGGACCTGCGCGAGCCGATCCATACGCTCACCACTGGCGGGCACATGGGCGAGGTGCGGGCCTTCCTGCTCAAGTACTACGGCACCGGCGACGGCCAGCAGCTGCAGGACCCGCTGCACACCGTCACCACCAAGGACCGGCACGCGCTCGTGATGATCAAGGGCGAGCCCTACCAGATCGTGGACATCGGCATGCGCATGCTCGAGCCGCACGAACTGTTCGCCGCCCAGGGCTTCCCGGCCGACTACATCCACGACCGCACCGCCGGCGGCAAGAAGCTCAGCAAGGCCGCTCAGGTGCGCATGTGCGGCAACAGCGTCTGCCCACCGGTAGCCGCCGCCCTCGTCCGCGCCAACCTCAGCGCGCAGCAGCTAAAGGAGAATGCGGCATGAGCACGCCACGCTGGGTACTCATACCCAAGGCCGCCGATCTGTACGGCTACAGCAAGACGGCCATCGAACATAAGGTCAAGAACGGCACATGGGCGCAGGGGCGGATCTGGCGCAAGGCCAGAGATGGGCGGATCTTCATCAACATCGAGGAGGTGGACAAGTGGGTCGAACAGTCTCCGCAGGAAGTGGCATAGAGACCGAGCTGTCAAAACACACAGGCATCGAGATCCATGGCAACAGCATCCGCATCGTCTTCATGTGGCGAAAGCGCCGCTACCGCGAAACGCTGGGACTTCCTGTAACCAAAGCCAACATCAAGCACGCCGCCCAGCTCCGGGCGGCGGTGCTTCACGACATCAAAATGGGGACTTTCAACTACGCTCGACACTTCCCTGAGTCCCGCCAGGCCGGCAACTACAGCAGCAACCGGGACGAGCGTCTGGCTGCACTTCTGCAGCGCTACAAGCCGCTTAAGGCCGTAGACATTACCGAGGAAACGGAGCGGCGCTACAACCTCGCGCTCGATATATGCGTCGAGATGCTGGGCAAGGATCGACTCGGCAATGTGCTCCTGCCGGAGGACATTCAGAAGCTGCGGGTTGATCTGATCGAGACCCGAGCCACCTCCACAGCCAACCATTACCTGGCAACGCTTGCCGGCTTCCTCGGCTGGTGTGAGGCCAACGGCTATTGCCGGCCTGGGCTGGCCAACGCCTGCACGCGTTTCGAGATGACGGACCGCGACCCAGATCCGCTGACGAAGTCAGAGGTCGAGGATCTGCTGGAGAAAGGCTGCCTGCATCCCATGGATCGCGCCGCCGTGACGCTTGCGGTTTACACCGGACTGCGGCCGGGCGAACTGTGCGCGCTGGCCCATGAGGACGTCGACTTGGTGCGAGGCGCGATCCACGTTAACCGTGCGATCACCAGTGCCGGTACATTCAAGCTGCCTAAGACTGGAAAGAAGCGCACCGTAATGCTGTTTCCGCCGGCACTGGAAGCGTGTCGCGAGTTGTTGGCGTTCAAGCACAACATCGAGCCGCAGACCATTACCGTCCAGCTCACCCGCCACCAATCGGTTCAGGAAACAGTCACGCCGCTGATCTCACCGCTCGTCCAGGCGCGCAAGAAGCACGTCAACACATGGTTCATCCCGTCCTCATGGAATTCGAAATGGGCGAACATCCAGCGCCGCGCACAGATCCGCCCCCGGCGCCCATACCAGACCCGGCACACCTACGCCTGCTGGTGCCTAGTAGCGCGTGGCAACCTTGCGTTCATTGCCAAGCAGATGGGGCACAAGGACTTCACGATGCTTGTCCAGGTCTACGCCAAATGGATGGACGACGAGTCTCCAAACGAGCTGCAGCACATCTGGGCAGGCATCAGTTCCGCAATCCAAGAATCAGCGAATAACCTAACGCACTAAGCAGCTCGGCTGGCAAACTCATTTAAATTCAATGAAATATTACCCTGAAGCATCCGAACCTGAATATGCCCCATTTGATTTGGTAGCACGCGACGACTTTTCACCGCGATGGCCATTATCTCTTCAACGTCTCGACTGCGCTTCACTGGCCGAACTAGAGGTTGCGTCGTGTGATATACCGACGCAGAAAACGTTTTTATACGAGCAATGTCCTCTGGCGTCGGCAGATGATGGGTGTTCATCGTGGTAATGATCGAAATAGGATCATGAAGCAACGCAGCTGCAAGCTGGTCATGGTGCCCCGTAACGGACCCATGATGGGCGACCTTGTACAGCTTCGCCATAGTTCGTGGCCGCGTCGAACACTGCAGCACCGCTTCCCACCCAATTCCTAATGACCCCGAGGATTCCAAATCGGATCCAAGTAAAACAGTATCCTGGCCATTACATATATGCAATGCGACTGCGCAAAGGTTTGGGGTTAGTCTCTTAGCCAAGCGCTGAAAGCCTGTGCTCGTTTCCTCAAACGCTCGTGCAAAGTCCAATCTCGCTTGCGAAATGGCCGCATCGGAAGGCGACAATGCGAATATATTAACAGCATCATTCCGATAGATAAGCTTAGCGGCTGAAGCCCAAATCACTGAGCGCTTGCCGCTCGCGAGAACCTCATAGACCTTTTTAACCTCATGGGCGCTGGGCTTACCTACATCCGCGAAGGCGTTGGATTGAGCATGAGCTTGAACGTACGCAATAGCTTCGCTTTGCACGAGGGCATCAGAGACGCAAATTGTTGCATTTGGGCAACTATCGATGAGATCCGCCATACCGCGAATGTGATCATCATGAAAATGGGTGATAAGAATCAACTTCACAGCATCATAACTGATGCCCAAAGTCGATAAATAATTAAGCGCGATAGAACTCTTCTCGCCCGAAGCAGTACATGAGTCGACGACCATCCAGTCTCCAAAGCCGAGATGAGCGACTATACACTCTCCCGTACCAGGGCCGAAAAGCGAGATTTCGATCTCCGTATCTGCAGGAGCCTGCAGATTAATTGCCATGTAACTTGTCTGCCACCTTTTGGCTCTCGGATCTTATTTCAGCTGCGCGTTTTTGGCTTAGACCTGGAAGCCTGCGGAATCTGATCTCGAACTTCTTCTTAGAAGGCCCAAGTTTCCCGTTCAAGACCTCCCGAAACCTACCTACATTAAGAAAAAAAACCGCTCCTTCCGCAATAATTTTTCGATCTGAGGCAAGAACACTTTCGTAGCCGATAACGACTTCTTCGTCAGGATTGGTCGGGGTAGTTCGGTCGCTTATTATTGCTACGAACTCTTTCTTTTCCGGAATATCACAAACAACCCTTCCTTCCCAAGACTGAAGGATAGCCTCCCACCTAGAAAAATTCTTTACCTCGTACTCCACCGGCTTAACAACGCGCAAACGAGCAACACATTTCTGTGTTGAACTCCCATCACGGCCGGCATCTTCAAGAGCGGTTCTTGGCAGGGCCTCAGCATGAATCACTTCGACCCTAGGCGCTGCACCATCCTCAATATTTCCAGATACGAGCTTAACATCATCATTTTTTTCTGATGTAGCATCAAAAACTCGAGCCAGATTCATTTTTGATACGCCTCGGCGATCGTCCCAAGCACTTTCTCTGATATAGAGGTTAGCGCATAAACACTATCTTGAAAGCCCTCACGAATAATCGAAACAGCATCAAAATCAGAAGACGCAAACTCTTCTTTTAAGCCAAAATGATTATTCATAGAAAACTGGAGCCAATCCTTTAGCTTCAACCAAGAGACGGAATAATTTTGCAAGTGCAGTACCGCACTATCTGACCTAGCAGCGCTAGGCATGGAGACTTGCAACTGAAGATTCTTAAGACCGACGCGCACTGCATTTGGAACAGCTTCATTCCATATATCTTTTGGCGCCAGCGTATCGCCAACAAAATGCCAGAACTTCGTGTCATTACACTCAAAGTCAATCGCAACATTCATACCAACAGCGTTAACTTCCGTCTCAGGAACATTAGCAATAACGCCTATGGCTAAATCTGCAATTAAGTACGCCAGCGTTTCCTCAGAAGTCCTGATAACTAGGCGCTCTTCTTGAACCTCTACAGTTACTGAAGAAAAAGAAAAACGAGACAGCTCTTTGACAACTACTTCTACCTCAGCAGACTCAGCATCTTCCAAAGGCAACAACTCGTGCCGAGCGAACCACTCCGGCCTCATTAAAAGAGGGAAAAAACGCCCGACTAACACAATACTGAAATCAAATTTCTTTGCCGCGTAGAGTTGCATTAGAGCAAACCTTTTTCAGTAGCTAGCGGAGCCTCTCGTCGGCAGAGCTGAGGGAGGCTCGCGGAGGCTAGCATAAATACGTTCCCAGGCGCACCTGGTTCGCAGGGACACCTAGGACCACCACTCTGCTGAGACAACACTCTATTGAACATGGTGCCAATCGGCCTCGGCACCGCGAGCGAGAAGCAATAGCTATCAAGCTCAGCGGCTCAGCGGCTCAGCCATACATGATTGAGGATGACCAAGGCGCGTCTTAGCGCAGGGATGCTGTCCTGCCGTCAGTTGATATCGCATGGTACCCTTTCGTTTATTGCCAGCGGTATTCATCGTACCCATCCAGTGCGCCATTAGCCAAAGTACATCTATACCCGATATACCCGAACGAGTCGGCGCACATTACAGCAGGCATCTAGAAAGTCAGCGCCAGCTGCCCCATATTTGCCCCAAAAAAATCTCGATCTCATCCTAACCCTTTGATGAATAAAGAATTTTCACAAATTTCTCAGCATACGCCCATGATGCAGCAATATTGGAAGCTCAAGCGCGAGCATCCGGACCAGCTGATGTTCTACCGCATGGGCGATTTCTACGAGCTGTTCTACGACGATGCCAAGAAGGCCGCCGCGCTGCTCGACATTACCCTGACTGCGCGCGGGCAGTCGGCGGGCACGGCGATCCCTATGGCGGGTATTCCTTTTCATTCCGCCGAGGGCTACCTGGCGCGACTGGTCAAGCTTGGCGAATCGGTGGTGATCTGCGAGCAGATCGGCGACCCGGCGACCAGCAAAGGGCCGGTGGAGCGCCAGGTGGTACGTATCATCACCCCTGGCACGGTGAGCGACGAGGCGCTGCTCGACGAGCGCCGCGACAACCTGCTGGCGGCGGTAGTCGGTGACGAGAAGCTGTTCGGCCTGTCGGTGCTGGACATCGCCAGCGGCCGTTTCAGCGTGCAGGAACTCAAGGGCTGGGAGACCCTGCTCGCCGAACTGGAGCGCCTGAGCCCGGCAGAATTGCTGATCCCCGACGACTGGCCGCAGGGCCTGCCGCTGGAGAAACGCCGCGGCGTGCGCCGTCGCGCGCCCTGGGATTTCGATCGCGACTCGGCGTTCAAGAGCCTCTGCCAGCAGTTCTCCACCCAGGACCTAAAGGGCTTCGGCTGCGAGAACCTGACCCTGGCAATTGGTGCCGCCGGCTGCCTGCTGGCCTACGCCAAGGAAACCCAGCGCACCGCCCTGCCCCACCTGCGCAGCCTGCGTCATGAGCGCCTCGACGACACGGTGATCCTCGACGGTGCCAGCCGGCGCAATCTGGAGCTGGACGTCAACCTGGCCGGCGGCCGCGAGAACACGCTGCAATCGGTCATGGACCGCTGCCAGACCGCCATGGGCTCGCGCCTGCTGACCCGCTGGCTGAATCGCCCGCTGCGCAACCGCGAGACTCTCGAGGCGCGTCAGGACTCGATCACCTGCCTGCTGGAACATTACCGCTTCGAACAGCTGCAGCCGCAGCTCAAGGACATCGGTGACCTGGAACGCATCCTCGCCCGTATCGGCCTGCGCAACGCCCGTCCGCGCGATCTGGCGCGCCTGCGCGACGCGCTCGCTGCGCTACCGCAGCTGCAGGCCGGCATGCAGGACCTGGTGGCACCGCATCTACTGGAACTGGCGACAAGCATCAGTACCTACCCGGAGCTGGCCGAGCTGCTGGCGCGCGCCATCATCGACAATCCGCCGGCGGTGATCCGCGACGGCGGTGTGCTCAAGACCGGCTACGACGCCGAGCTGGACGAGCTGCAGTCGCTCTCCGAGAACGCCGGCCAGTACCTGATGGATCTGGAGACCCGCGAGAGGGCGCGCACCGGCTTGGCCAACCTCAAGGTCGGCTACAACCGCGTGCACGGCTACTTCATCGAGCTGCCGAGCAAGCAGGCCGAATCGGCGCCGGCCGACTACATCCGCCGGCAGACGCTCAAGGGTGCCGAGCGCTTCATCACCCCTGAGCTGAAGGAATTCGAGGACAAGGCACTGTCGGCCAAGAGCCGTGCCCTGGCCCGCGAAAAGCTGCTCTACGACGAGCTGCTGGAAATGCTCATCGGCCAGCTGGCACCGCTGCAGGAAAGCGCCGCCGCACTGGCCGAGCTGGACGTACTGAGCAACCTGGCCGAGCGCGCGCTGAACCTCGACCTGAACCGCCCGCGCTTCGTCGAGCAACCGTGCATGCGCATCGAGCAGGGTCGCCATCCGGTGGTCGAGCAGGTATTGGAGACACCTTTCGTCGCCAACGATCTGGGCCTCGACGACGCCACCCGCATGCTGGTCATCACCGGGCCGAACATGGGCGGTAAATCGACCTACATGCGCCAGACCGCGCTGATCGTGCTGCTGGCGCAGATCGGCAGCTTTGTCCCGGCAGCCGCCTGCGAGCTGTCGCTCGTGGACCGCATCTTCACCCGCATCGGCTCGTCCGACGACCTGGCCGGCGGGCGCTCCACCTTTATGGTGGAAATGAGCGAGACCGCCAACATCCTGCACAACGCCAGCGATCGCAGCCTGGTACTGATGGACGAAGTCGGTCGCGGCACCAGCACCTTCGACGGCCTGTCGCTGGCCTGGGCGGCGGCCGAACACCTGGCCCGCCTGCGCGCCTTCACCCTGTTCGCCACCCACTACTTCGAGCTGACCATACTGCCGGAAAGCGAGCCGGTGGTGGCCAACGTGCACCTCTCGGCCACCGAGCACAACGAGCGTATCGTCTTCCTTCACCACGTGCTGCCGGGGCCGGCCAGCCAGAGCTACGGCCTGGCGGTGGCGCAACTGGCCGGCGTACCGGGCGAGGTGATCCAGCGCGCGCGCGACCATCTGTCGCGGCTGGAAACCACCAGCCTGCCCCACGAAGCGCCGAGAATAGCGCCCGGCCAGCCTGCACCACCCATGCAGAACGACCTGTTCGCCAGCCTGCCACACCCGGTGCTCGAGGAATTGGGACGGATCAATCCCGATGATGTGACGCCGCGCCAGGCGCTGGACCTGCTATACAGCTTGAAAACTCGCATTTGA